AATTCTCCCACCTTCTGAAGAGGTGAAAGCAACCTTAATTTGTTCTTTATAAAATTTACAGTTCTTTTTTATCTTTTTTTGACTCAATAGTCTTAGCATATCCCATTTATTTCATGTTTTTCAATAATTTTATGATCAAGCGTAGACCCTCTCAGACGTATCATAATAATTGTAATCACTTACGGCTTTACGTGGTCTTTTCTTATTAGAACCAGTAGAAGCAAATTTTAATGATTGAGAAGCATATCTAGTTGCACTCATCAGATCATCGTGAACTTTAACTATTTTACCATCTTTCCGATGGTACATTCTTAATTCTTCAAACCATAAATTAAGATAGTTAAAAACTTTGAATCTTCCAGTTTGCATTCTTTGTAGCATATCCATTATTCCGGGTTCTACTGAAATACCACCTTCAGGATTTTCAAAGTGTTTGTGAATCATATTCAATCCTTGTTTTCGATATAGTTCAGCTAAAGGTCGTCCAGATCCTTTATCATGTTGAGAACCATCATGAGGCCATACAACAGGAATCCATTTACCCCTTTCTCTAACTGCCGCACTATGAACAACCGGAGTTTCTGCCGACTTACGATAACAATCATATATATATATTGTATCAGTATCACGATCCCATGAAAGCCAGACTACGGCTGTAGGGTGATCCCATCCAAAATCCAGTCCACATATCTTGGGCCAATATTCAGGTAATGGGAACGGCTCTACTTTTAAATCATCTTCATCTACAGGGAATACCATACCTGACCCTAATACTGGTATACCCTTAGAACGCATTTCTCTCTCATGTGGAGGAAGTGCCGCTAATATTTCTTTTTTTACATCCTCATCTAAGTGTACAGCATCATCCCATGTTGCATGATATAAAGCCTGTGACTGTCCTAGTTTAGTCATAAACTGTGTTACAACTTCTGTCATACCACTTTCAGGCGTAAAGGTCATAAATACTATTCCTCCACTTTTGAGTGCGGCTCTTAATGCCTGTGAGTATATATCTTGTGGAGGCTCTTCGTCAAGCCAAGTTACATCTACTGCTTTACCCATCCATTGCATCTTCCCCTGTTCGTAGGATTTAAAGATCAATTTAGAGTTTCTGCCTGATATATGTTTAACCTGTAAACTCTGGTATGCATTTGGTACTCCGGGTTGTCTTAAAGGTGTTCCGACTATAAATTCCTTTGGTATTGCACCTTTGCCGAAATCTTCCTCATCACCGGGTTCACCAAGTAACTCTGCTTGTACTATATCTCTAGTATTTGCGGTAGTATTACCTGCCGCCCAAGCAGTTATAGGTCTTTGGAACTTAGCTCCTGTCCACCATTGGGGGTAACGACCAGTTAAATGGAATGCCATCTCTGAAGCACCGCAAAAAGTTTTACCTGTTTTATTTGCCGCCATCAAGAGACGTTGCCTAGCTAATCGCCCCCCCATGTCTTTTGCATCATGAAATCGTTTTTGATAATCATAAGGCTCATATTCTAGTAGACGATTTGTTTCATAAAGATCAGTTATTTTTTCTGCAATCTCAATTGCTTTTTCTGCCTTATTGGTCATAAATCACCAAAGTTAAGACCATGTTTCTTTCTAGGTAAGCCAAGAACATGCGGATACATCATTGACATTGTATCAGAGAAACTTGGGTCTTTTTTCTGTGTATATTCTTTTGCTCTTTTTCTTGCGGCTCCAACTCTGATTATATCACTCATAAGGAATAATGATGGAAGAGTAGTTCTACCTATTCTTCCTAAGACCTTTAATGCTTCTTTACGATGCTCTCTAGGTGTACCCCATTTACCAGTTCTCTTAGATTGAGTCATTTTAATAATATCACCTTCAGGTATAACTGTTGTCTTTGTCTGTTTACTCATAATAATTCCAGTTCTACCTTGTCGTCCATAAATACGTTTTGGAAGGACTGTACCCTTACGTTTACGAAGTTCTTTCCTTATATCACTTGCAGTTGCTCTTGAAGGTTCAGATACATATGCTCTAGAGATAATACCACGTTCTCCCGGTTTAATATGTTTTACTACTTTTTCTGCTTCATAGTTTTGTCCTTTTTCATATGGTACTCTCACATATCTATTTTGAGCTCTTGGTCTATGATCTGTATAAGGCTTAGACGGATCGGCAGGATGTCGGGGTGCTGGAGAATACTTATAACTGGTAGCCACTGTTCGTTCTTTTGGATATTTTTTGAATTGTTTATTTAATTCTTCATTTATTTCTTTCATTTCGCTTGGCAACGCCTTTGCGATTTCAGTCTTAGTACGGAATCTTTTCTTATCTCCTTTAATTTTACCAGTAGTTTCTTTCTTTTTGGTTTTATCAGAAGTAAACGAAGTATCAAGTGTAGTTATTATATTTGGAGCATCTATATCTGTTATTTTAGCAAGTTCGGTCAGCATTGTCCGGCTTCTCCATTCTCTTTGTTCTCCTGAGAAGAAGTTACTAAGACTTCTGATTGCTAAATCTCTTTTCTGTATTTTTTCTATATCTGTAATTTCTTTCTTGTATGCCTCATCTTTTTGTTTTAAATGTTTAGCTTCATCTTTATGAATAGTTTCGGGATTGACTTCTTCAGTATGAGTTCCTTGTGTTCCTTCCTTACCTTCATAAAGTTGTTTCTTTTCTTCTTTTTTAGCTAGGGTTTCTGCAAAATCACCAAACACATTAGTTCCAGAATACCCAAAATCTTCTGTTTGTCTATTAATTAGTTCTGAAATTACTTTTTTAACTGGTGCATTTTTAGGTAACTTTGGTCTGCTGAAGTCAACAATTTCCTGTCCTTTTGGAACCGATAGACTACTTTTATTAATCCTATTCTTTTCTATCCTTTTGCTATGAAATGTTTTTATGATGTCTTTACCGTCCTTGCCCTTACCCATAATCACTTTTTGTGATTTAAACTCACCTTCCCCCTTGTCAACCCATGATTTCGGCCCCATATCGAAGGTTCCTTCATCAACAACATGTTTCGTACCTTCTTCAACGCCCGGACTATCAGCGAAATCAGTTTGTATTGATTCAAATGCTTTTAGAGGATGTGATACATCCCCCCTAATATTAGCAATCCTCTTCTTATTAGCTTCACTATATAAGTCTCTGATTACTTTAGGCTTTTTGTAGTCGTCTTCTGCCTGTATCGCATTAAATGCTTTAGCTTCTGGAGTACCAGATGGATCATAATACTCTTCATCAATGAGCCACTGATTAAAGTCTTTAGCATTCTGACGATAATATGTATTTTTATCTTCTAATACTTCAAGAGCCGCTAGTGAGCTAGTAATATTCGGATTTTTAAGTGTACTACCATGTTTTACATCTTCCACTTCATCTAAATATGCCGTAACCACTTTTGCAGTATTACCTTTACCATATTGAGTCTGTAACTCGCTGTATCTATCCCACCATTTTGAAGTATCTGCGTAATTATACTTTATTTCTCCTACATCATTGATATTATACATATTAAGTAGTTGCCTACCTTCTTTTCCTCCCTTTGCCCCTCTAGCTTCTAATCTTTTTAGTTGTTTCCCTCTTCTTTGTATCTTATCTTTAGGAGTACCTGATTGATCTTTAAAAATTTTATCAAATGGACTTATTGCTCTAGTTTTGATACCCTTCTTATCAGCCCAGAGTTCAATTTCCATATCTGTATCACTACCCTTATATCCTCCATACCATATTTCTACATCTTCAGGTCGATATGTTCCAGTGACATCAGACCAAATTTGATCAAGAGTACTACTAACGGCATCAAAATCTTTTATATCTTTGTATCCTTCAATCCAAATAGCTTTTTTAGTTGATCTATTAGGGTTTGGTTTGCCTTTAGATAAAGTAGCTTTGCTTTCCAAAGGGGCAAGAGCATAAGAAAATAGCTGACCTTGACGAGGTTTTTTTAAAGGGGGTAAAGTTTTTTTCAAGGCATAATTCTTTATCCCCGGCCTTCTGAACTTAGGAGTAATAGTGAGGCCAGCTTTCTTTTGTGCTTCTAGGTCAATAGTTGCACTACCAGACCAGAAGTTAGGTTGGTATGGAGTTTTTTTGATATAAGTTAAGAGTTTTGGTATTTTCTTTTTAGCCATCAGTCGAGGAATCGTTTAATCATTTGCCAAGGAGACTTTAAACCTCTTATGCCTCCGAATGTGCCACCTTTACCACCGCCACCTTTACTTCTAGTAGACTTGCTAGTTAGGAGAGACTTCTTTCCTTTAGTCTGGTATTTTTGTTCTAGTATCCGTTTTTCTTTTTGGCTTTTTTCCATTTCCCGATATATTTCGCCCTTTGGCCCTGCATCATGATATTCAACAAAGTCTATAGGATTTAATTGTTTTCCCCCAACTCCCGGATTAGGTTTATTAGCATGTCCGGGTATATCTCGTGGATTTGGATTAACGTACATTCCGCTAAATTCTGCAGTTCCGAACCTGCCCGGCGTACGCAATCCCTTTAGGAGAGACTTCTTACCAAAGGCGTTTTTTCTTCCCATTGTATCTCTACCCTCTGCCCTATTCTTAGCATCCCAAGCACTTTTTGACAAATTGCCGGGATATGGGCCTTTACCGGGAGGATATTTATTATATTGTGGATCATCAACTACAAGTGCTGTCTTGGGGCCTTGCCCTGCCCAAGATTGATGAGGTTGATATGGTTTAGGTTTCCATTCTGACATAGTAACTCCTAATTCATTGTTGGGCCTGAGATTACTTTACGACTCTTAAAAGCCGCAACTAACATTTTTGCACCATCATCACCAACTAGGGCAACTAATTGTGCGTTAAGCTCTTCTATCGTACGTCCTGTATCAAACTCATTAGCTACCTTGTGTCCACCCCTGTCTAGGATTTCTTTAGCGGCATTGAGCTTTACAGTATCGCTTTCGCTATGCATTAATTGTTCAATTACCGATAATGCTCTAGGCCCACCTTCCTTTAACCGGGCTTGGAAACGCTTGTCAACCTCTTCCCTGTTCTGTTCTACAAGTTTCTTACCCTTCACTTGCAACTGATAGGGATTCTTGTCTTTGTATCCTGCTTCCTTCATTGAAACTAGATAATCTCCAGTATCAACAAAAGACTCAATGAACTTTTCTGTATTAGGCATTATTTTTTATATTTGCGGGTTACTTCACTAAATGTACCCCAATACTTTTCTCTGTCCCATACGTCTTTTGGGATGTCTCGCCCACCTTGTGTCCTCATTACAAAAGGATGTCGGGTTTCTTCTTTATGTCTAGGAACAACAACTTCACCAGTAGTCCTCATTTTTACAGAAGGATGTTGTGTTTCGTAAGTATCACCATGAACATTGCCTGAAACCCACTTGGTCGTTGCTTTTTCTGGAATATTCATTCGGGAACCTCCTCCTGTTTTACTATAACCCTTACGGGTCGGTGTTATAGTTATACTGCCTGTTCCCGGCCCAATATACTTCTCTTTCCTACTTAGTCCAAAATCGTAGTCATACCATTTGCCCATAATTCCTCTTGATTTGATTAATATGATGGTTTGTATAACCTGCCCTTACGTTGCTTTTCATCGGATGTCTCTTCTTTGGTGGG